ATCTGTGCTGATGTCATCTTTTATTTTTTATTATTTAAATCTATTTGATTTTGTAAAGTCAAATATTCTTGTTGATGTCTGTCATCTTTAAACCATTGAATTGCTTGATTTAAACCTGTTCCTATTGGAACACCTTCAAGTGTTTCAATATTGTTTCCGTTCTTCATAATCAGTGCTCCTATTTTTAAACCTCTATGAATCAGAAGTTTATAATCATAGTTTGCTGAATCATCAATTACTGATACTATTCCTTCTAAATCGTTTTCGATTAAAGCATCTAATTCTGTATAATAAAATTCTTTACTTGAATCTATTGAAGGGCGTTTACTCTTACCTGTTTCTAAATAATAAACTGTTAGTAAATCGAACATTTCCAGTTCTGAACTATCAATCTTACCTAGATATTTGTAAGCTTTTTTCTTCATATCAGCACGTTTAACTTTCTCTTGATTTTGTTGACCTTCATGTACAAGGGCAACTCTATATGTTCCACTCATCAGTCTGTGTTCCCAAGAAGGTGCTACTATACCACCATCAGGATTACTATTGGTTTGAAGAACTTTATATTGCAAATAATCCATCGGTTTATTTAAATCAAGTGTCATAAGAATCGTTTGATCTGTTACCACATCATCACTTTTTCTTACTGATACTCTAAAATCTTTCCAAAAATTATCTGCTTTCTTAAAAGGATTTAAATCTCCTTTTACTAAATCAAGACCTGCATCATTTTCAAAGAACTCTTGTTCTGCTTTTGAGAGAGGATTTTTCAATCTCCCTGTTTTTACATCTATAGGGACTTGTAATCCCATTACTGTATGATCGTACATAAACGATCCTGAATGTCCTTCAGGAAGCCACCGTCCCTTACGGACGATAGGCTTCAGATGGACTTTAGTGGTTGGTAAGTGAAATACTTCTGTATTTTCTTTCTTACCAGCTTTAACAACTTCTTCACTTTTGTTAGCCATTTTTCTTCTTTATTTTAATTATTAAAGTATAATAGGTTTGTATGTTGCTGTTCTTGTTGGATCATAAACAATTGCACCACCTGTATAGGCTCTGTGCTCAGTCCACGCATCAGTTGGATTACTCATCTGTCTGTTTGCTTGTCCTACTGTAAATGGATCACGAAGACCTGCTTCAAATCCTCTAATATCACCGAATTTAGCAAGAGCTACTTTTTGAACGTTTGGTCTTCCGTCAGAAGTACCCATGTTCATGATGTCATATACATATGACTCAGCTAATCCTTGTTTTCCTGTGTAAAAGATTTTATTTCTTGCGAAATCATCTTTTAATGCATCGTGCACAATATTTACTTTGATACCGTTTGGTCCAATGTACTCAAGGAATTGACCTCTGAATCCCATTGTGTTTCCTTTACCAGTGTAAATTCTACTGTTGTCACGAGCTGGAGTGTAAAGTGATGTATAATTTTCAAGAACTTCGTGGAATTGATACATTCCCCATTCTCCTGTAAGTACAGTAACTTCACGTTGTCCCATAATAACTTTTCCAACTGTTAAGTCAAGTAACATTTCTGTAAACTTCTTAATATCGAAAGAGTTGTAACTGTTGTAGTTAGCAGCTTCCATTTGTTGCTTAATACCAGCACCCATTTGCAATACGTTACCAGATTTACCTCTTTGCATGTACTTACCATCATCAGTTTTGTTTGATGTAGCGTATACTAACATATGGTTAATCTCATCTTGATATTGCATTTCAAGCTCGTATGAACGATAGTCCATCCAAGTTGTCATCAATTTCTTCGTCATTGGATCAATCCATGAGAACTTAACTGGTCTTTCGATCATGTTTCCAGGAATTGTATCTTGCATACGAATCATTGTCATTGCGTTCATCATCTTATAAGGGAATGTGTAATGTACACCACCACCTTTAACTGACATTTCTTTCTCAACTAATGAGAAGTCCTTGCTAAAACGTTTACCTGCTGCTAATTCAGAAGCAGGAATAAATAATGTTTGATCACCTGTTAATAGACGACATGTGTATCTCCAAAGTCCACCTACATTTTGAGGGTCTTTTAAGATTTGAATAGGATATACTTCGTTACGTTCACCTACAATGACGTTTACGTCAGTGAAGTATGCTTCGAAGAAATATAAAAAGAACTCACTAAAATTGAGTCCTGCTTGACTAGCACCTGTTATTGTAGTACCTAAAGTAACTTCTGCTTTTGCTAAAGGAACGTTTTTCTTACCGTTAGTGGTAATATCCCATGTGAAATCATCATCAGTCGCAAACGTTTTAGTTGGAAATTGATTCAGATACGCATTTACTGTTGCACCAAGATTCGCTTGATGAATCATTGTGGCAACTTTAGACGCTTGTTGAGGCTCAATACCAAATCTGTAACCTAAATTTGCTTTAGTTACTAGACCTGTGATGTCCTCTGATTCATAAAGTTGAAATGGTGAAATTTTCATTTTTCTTGTTTTTAAAAGGGTTTCTCTTTATCTAATTGTTATCTTGTTTTTATTCTTCCAAAAGCTTCAGCAAAATCATCATTTACGTCTTTTGGTATTATTGCTTTTGTTTTACCTGTTGCTTGTTTTTCTGGAGACTCAAAGATAGTTTTCATACTATCTACAGCTTTTACTTTTTCCAGTTTAGATATTTTACTAAAATCTGGTTTTACAGTTCCGTCATCTCCAATGTTAAACAATCCTAATTCATGATAGTAATGTACCATCATTTCAAAAGCGTCAGGATTCTTTGCTCTTGTTGCCATTACTGGATTCAATGGATTACCTGCTGCATCTCGTGCTACTGGTGTTGTCATTGATCTAAGAACTTTCTCTCGTGTTGGTTTAGTCAATTTAATTCCTGGAACTATTTCTGGAATTGTATCAATTGTTTGTTTAATTTTTGCAACACGTTGTCTTATATTATTCTTTCTACTTTCCTCGTCAGTAGCAGCATTTGTTTCAATGTCTGTTACTTTTTTATTATACACTTGAGGTAATGCAGCAAGAGCTTTTTCAGCTTTAGCTTCTAAATTCTCTAGTGCTTTATAACCTTCTATCTCTTCTTTAATTTCATCTGCATCAAAACCTCTAAGTTCTAATGCTTTTGAAACTAATTCTTCCTGAAGTTTCACATCTTCCGAAAGGTCTTCTTTTTTAATGTTTGAATATTTAACTGCATTTCTTTTTGCAATTGCATATTCGTCCATTGGAAGTCCTTTGTCTTTTGCTTCATAAAGGATTCGCTCATCAGGAGTAAGTGACTCTTTGTAACTATCTACACCTTGCTGTATCTTATGAGTCATAGAGACATCTGATAGTTCACGCAAAGCTTCTGATTCATTACCTTCATTCTTTTCCACCAATGCTTTCCAATCTTCGTCATCAAATTCAAGAAATACCCCCTCAGAGGCTCTGTCTTTTGCGAAGGCTAAAAATGGTGAAGAAGGAGAAGAGTCGCTTGTTTCATTGCTGTCTGAGGGAGCTTTTCCTTGTTCTTCAATACTTTTTTCCTTTGATTCATCTTCTGCCGTTGCAGAAGTTTCTACTGTCTTTTGTACAAACTCGTCAATTTCAAATGAACCATCATCATCTACCGCTGGTAAAATATCTTCTGGTTTCTTATCTACTTTATCTTCTTCGGTTTCTACTTCTTTTTTTGCTGCGGGACTTTCTTCTATTTCGATTAAACCATCTCCAAGGTTCATTCCGAAAAGATCATCCTTCTTTTCTACTTCTTTAGCCATTTTTTCTTCTCTTATTTTACAAATGTATGTTTAACAATAATCTAATACAAGTTATTAGATGTGATTTTTATTTCTCTATAGCCTTTTACTTCTTACTTGTGGATTTAACTACAGGTTTTTGCATTGCTTTCTTTTTTTCTATTGCTTCTTGAGCTTTATTATGTCTAACTGTCTCAGTATGTTCTTTTTTACTTAAAGCAGTCTCTTCTTCCATCTTCTTTTTATCAGCTTTCATCTTTTCAATGCTAAGACGTAAAGTAGCAACACCTTCCATTCCATCACTTCCGTCGTCTGAACCTATTTCGGCTACAGCAATCTTAGTTTGAGAATCAAGAATATCTTTTTCTTTCTTCGCTGCACGTTCTTCTTGTTTATCTTGAAGTGCGTCTTGAGATTGTTTTTGTAATGTTTGTTGTTGTTGTTGGAATTGATCTTCTTGTTGTTGTAAAGCATCAGCTTCATACTTCTCAATCTTTCTTCTCATAGAACTCATTGAGTCTGATAAGTATATATCCATAAGTCCTGAGAAGTTAATCTTATCATTCTGAAGACCAACTTGTGCAAGTTGTTTCATTGCATTAATCAGTTCTGCGTCCTGAGTAGAATTACTAATCATTATACCATAATCAGCTTCGTTAAATTGTGCTCCGTCGACTTCTGTGATAATAGAAGCCATCTCATCAGAAATATATTGAAGTTTTTCACTCTTCTTATTTCTCCAAGCGTATTTAGCTGTTTCAAGTAATGTTTCAAGAACTCTTAGTTTTGTATTATCGTGTAACATAAACCATTTCTCTGTGATATGAGAAGACTGCGTTACAGCACGTTCTACACCACCAACTGTTTCACGGTTGTCAATTTGTCCTTGTCGTTGAGCAGTCACACCAGCTATCTCACCTAATTCTTGCTTAATAAAGTTAAGCATCATTATATGTTGCTGGATATAATTTCCCATCTCAAGATCAAGAACTTTAGAGTTCTGATTCATTTGTCCTGCAAGTTTACCTTGAGCAGAACCTTTATTACCTTCTTTGAAAGGGTCTTCAATTGCCCATCCTAATATTTCTGCATAATACATCCATTTATCCATTTCCCAACCTTCAGGAATACGAGAAATATCCATTACTGAAATCTTACCTTTACTCTTAGCAAAAGCAAGTTCAGTTCTATACATAAATACATTATATAAATATTGGTAAGGTTTCATTCTATCCATAAGTGAACGAGCTTGTGATACATTAGTATTATATAGACTTCCTACATAACCTGATCCACCAAGAGATTTATTTCCCATTCTACGAAATTGTATTGGTCGTGGTCCCCATTTAAGGTAAATGTCTTCAGCAACTCTTGTTCCTTCCCACCATTCGTTGACCCAATACCATTCTACTTCCTCACCTAGTTCTTCATTAGGTTTATAATTCTCATCTACGTTTTTCTTTTGTAAATCTCCATCTTCGTCCCACCAACTTATTTCACCAACTTTTCTCATACTCACCCAAACTACCTTAACTACACGTACTTCACCTGAATCATTATATGCTGCAATGTTTTGGTCACTGTAACTATCAAGGTCAATTAGTGAGTATTCCCAAGTTCCATCGTCGTCTTGTGATGCATTAGCAACACCTACTGGACTCTGTACTGGTCTATTAGGATAATATTTTACTATATCAGCAGCTGATTCACCTCCTAAAAATCCTTGTTCAATCTTATCAATCTCATGAGGTTTAAGATAATCATAAAAGTTATCTATGACCCAACGGATCGGTTGATATGTATCTTCAATTATTATATCAGCGTCTTCAACCTGATAACTCGAACCAGTACGAATCACCGTTAGTGATAGAGGGTCGACTTTCCTTACAATCGGTTCTCCTCCCACAATGTCTACATTGTAAACTTCCATTCCTGCTACTAAAGCATCTTCGAATCCTCGATTGAATTTTAGAGGTAATTCTTGATCTTTCCATAAATAATGTAAATATTGAGAAGCTCTACGTTCTCTATGATCTTGAGCTTCATATTTTTGCCACTTAGCAAGTTTCTGGATTTCTTTCTCCATTTCTTGTTCATCATAATCACCAGACGTTATATTGTCCATGATTAATTTGTCCATCATTTGCTTTTGTTGGTCTTCTTTTTCTGATATTGCATCATGATTGATAACTGTAACCCTCCAATCAAATCTTCTTTTAAATTCCTCACCGATTAGTAAATCAATCTTTGGATTTGCTATTGGATAATTCTGCATTTTCGCTGGAAAGGTTGCACCCTTGATTCCCCAAGGATTAACTGCCTGTACCATATCTGATTCATCAAGAATGTCTGCACGTAGATTATAGTTGGTCATCATGTCTTTCTTGCTTTGAACAAGTTCGCTATCACCGTTATAGGCAACATCTAATGATGATTCAATACAGTCTATAACGAATTGTCTTTTTTTTGCTGCTGTAGATTTCTTTTGGAATGGAAAATGAGCTGTTCTTTTTAATGTATTTCCTATACTCATAATATTTTAACTTTGCAAAGTTTATGTAAATCTATTACTTTTTTATATTTTCTGTCTTAATATAGTCTATAATTTTTCTGTTGCTATAGCTATTTTCGTTCTGTCCAGTATGTCTTGCAAAAAACGGGTCTTCTGCTATAGTCTTCGAATGCTTTTCTCGTATAGTATTTTTAAACTGTAATCTATCTTCTCTGTATATCATTAACATAATAAGAGCAGATATATCATCAAAGTTATCATTTGGATTCCAAGCAATAGTTTCTTTTAAAAGAGGTATTGATCTAATCTGATCAAGAACTATTACTTCTGATCCTTCTTCTTCTCCATACGCAGGATATTCCATCCATTGTGCAGCTCTTTGGAGACCGTATATATTAACAGGAGTACTTGCGTAAGTACCTTTTGAATTATTACCTATAGTATTAGCTTTACTAATTCCTTTATCTTTAAGTATTTCTGGTTCATCACAAAGCATATGTAAACATCCTTTGTTGTAGAAATATCCATAAAGACCTTTTTTGTTTCTCTCGTAGTTAGCTACAGCATTATAGTACTTTAATATTCTTCTAACTGTCTCGAAGAATCTGTCTGCTGTAGGTCTTCCTTTATAATGACACACTATTCTATCTGTTAATAAGTCCATTACAAGTACAGAACCTACAGAGTTTGTACCTGACTCATCATCATCATAAGGGTCAATCCCTGCAATATATCTACCAAACGGAACTTCTCCGTTGATATTAACAGGCTGTTCGTACATTTCAATTACTCCGTCCTTCTTATTATCTTTAATAGGAAAGTCATGGAAAGGTATTCCAGTGAAATCGTATTCGAATTTAATCTTTTGAGCAGTAGGATCAACTGTTAATGTAGCGTTCCATATACTGTCAACGTATTTTGCTTTGTTTGTAATGATCATTCCAAGTCTTGCTGACGCACGAACTGAATCAAACATTGTTCCTTGTACACGTAAGAAGGCTTCTGCTGGAGTTTTAGGTTGCTGAGTGATGAACTTGTTATATGCTGAACGTGAACCTCTTCTACGTTTCTCTCTTTTAATGTCTAAGGATTCTTCAGCAATTACTCTATGAGAGTTTCCTTCACTGTCTACAAACGGGAGTTCTTCTTCTACTTCTACACCTTTAACAAAATGTTTTTTAGTAACAGAACCTGGATAATACCACATATCATCAATAAACCAACCACAGTCTCCTGTAGCGTTCTCATCGTATATGTTTTCATAAGCCATAAGTCCGTAAGGTTCAGGATCATAGTACATCTCAGCGAAATCTGCTGTACCTCTTTCCATGTCTCCACCAGTTCCCCATATTAAAGGAACTCCTGTCATGATCTCCCCATCCCTAAAAGTAGGTTCAGAAATAGTATATGCAGTTAATAGTTGTTCAAACTTACCAGCTTCTTCGAAACCCATCATGTCAGTAGATTCTCCAATAGATTTGAAAGGATTGTCCTTGAAAGAAACCGCTTGAATCTCAGACATATAACCATCTTCAACTTCAATACCTGTTGCTGGATTCTTCATTACGTAAGATGCTCTGAAGTGATCACGTTTAGAAAGTTTACCTTGTTTCTTTCCCCAATCTGTGATTCTGTTAACGTGGTTTATACTAAAATGAATACCGTCTAATGTAACTTTATAATGTGATTTTTCATACGCAGCAAGGATGTTCATTGAAGCAGGAATAAAATTATAATTATAAGAATATACTCCTCCTGTAACCTGATATGTATTATGTGTAGGAATATATCCTCTTGTAAGATATAATTTATCTTTTGAATCAATTGATATACAAGATGATTTCTCTTGATAATCAAGTTTTTTAATTGATACAATAGGGATATATTTTCTTGATTTTCTATTTTTTATAATCCTATTAACTTTACGAGAAATATAAAATATGTTTTTATTAGTATTAATATAAATAATATATAATCCATCTTTTCTTTGTCTAAATGTAGAACCTATTCCAAGAGAATAAAGTACTTCTTGAAGATCAAGAACAAGACGTTTAGATACATTAGCAAAAGACATTGCACCATCAGAATTAATTGTACCATCAGTATCCATAAGTCCTTTGACAAGACCATATCTCTGTTTTACTGAAGAATATTTATAAATATTAGGAATATATTTTTTTGAAGATTTTATATTAAGTTTTAATCTTTTAAATTCTTCCCATATAGGATTTATATTTGGAGCAAATTTGTTTCCATAATATTCTCTCCAGTATTTTGAATTTAATGTATTAAATTTTATTTGCCAATTTGCTTTATACGCAAGTTTATAATCATATATACCATCATAATTAAGATTATTTAATTCTTCAACTACATGATCTATTATTTCAACATCTATTCCACTTAATTTAAGTTGTTTAGTAATATTTCCATCACCAAGAAATGCTCCCATAGTATAAGAAGGAATTGGTAATTCCGCTTCTTTATATTCTACTTCTTCATTTACTTTAAGATACCATTTATATGTATTAGTTGGTTTAAGAGTTTCCTTTAATAAAAATTTAGTATCAACTATTTTCTCAGTTCGTGTATTATTTTTTCCCCAGTTTCTTCCGTATATTTTCCATAAATGTTCTAATCCAGCTTTTACTTTTCTTCCATCATAAAGTTCTATCTCATATACATCTGATTTTCCTTGTGGAAATACTTCTGTAACTTTAGCAACTCCTGTTGGTGTAAGAACTTTTGATCCTATTTTCATTTCCCCCATAGTAGAAGGACCATTAGGAGTCATAATTATTTCATTATTAGGTTGTTGAAATCCTTTTCTACGAGATTTTGCAATAATCATTCCTTTTTTCTTCCTTCCTGCATGTGGTCCTTCAGATGTACATTTCTCAAACTCATGAAACCAGTAGAAATTATGATCTAAAAATCGTGGAAGAGTAATGATCTTACGATTCTCTCCCTTCTTTTCCGCACCAGTATTAGGGTCTATAGGTCTAGCCTTAATCAAACAGAAGTTTAAATAGAAGTAATGTCGTCCTGTAACTCGTATTCCACCTACAGAATAACCTTCCATTACTCTTCTCTCTTGCTCATCCCAATAATCATTGTAGTCTTTCGAACCAAATGGAGCATCAGTATAATAACCATGTCTTAGAAACTGTAATCCTTCTTCTTGGAATACACTTATATTCAAAAATCGTAAATACGGTTGATCTGTATTTGCAAGTGGATTAGGTACTCCTTCCCAAGGTTTAGCTACTATTATCTTTGGTTTTTCAACTACTGTTATATTACTCATTTCCTAATTTTATTAACATCTTATATCGGAATTGATCCATTGTATCTCTTACTGCCCAACAATCTTTTTTAGTATATTTTCTTCCTTGTTTACAGAACTCGATTGCTTCTTTTCTTGGTTTCATAGTTTTATCCTTTCTGCTTTTATCTTTTTACCGTATTCGTTTTGTGGTTCAATTCTATAATCAGTTTTAACAGTAAATGTATCAGCTATTTTTTGACACGTATCAACAAAATCATCATTAAGCATATTCAATGATTTATTAGTTTTCTTTTTCATATAGTATTGTTTTCTTACTGGAACACTATACCATTTGCGTCCTCTTTTAAATAATACGTTTGCAAACATATTTATCTCTGTATTACTTATCTCTGTTACAGGGTCTTTAGTACTTCTGTAATTTATAACTAAATCTTTTAACATCATAATTAAGCTCTCCTACTTGGCGGTAATTCTCTTCTCCCAATGCTACTTCCACCTCTAAGTTGCATCATGTCAGTTAATTCTTTTTCTATTTCGTCTTTAAGCAATTTAACACTTTTCACTAAATCACCCATTGCTTTAACATTTGCTATAAAGTTTTTAGCAGCTACACCATTATCATCTTCATCGAAGTCAACGTCTTTAAAGTAATTACGTAATTTACCTAGTCCTGTTTCTACATCTCTCAGCATTTCGAGTGAAAGAGTAGTTTGTAGATTTGCATATTTTACTTGAGCGTCCTTTACAATTTGATCAGGTTGCCACTTTCTGTCGTTAAATATGTCTAAACGTATCTTACTCTCCTGAGTATCAATATGATAGTTGCGGTATATTGATTGATAGTCAGTTGTATGATATACATACGCTAACTCTCTTAACGCCTTATCCTTGGTCTTAACCTTATCCCTCTTCCATATCTTGTGAAATTCGTCAATCACAAGAGCTTCAGGAGAGATAGTTAGTACATTATTTACTATTTGTATTAAATTCCGCATTTCTTCTTCTTTGTCTAGCCATTATATTCTTAGAAACTACTGTAAGTTTCTTTTTAACCTCATCAGTGTATTCATAACCTAATTGAATATTAAGTAGATACTCCTGTTCCTTTTTTCTTCTTCTCATTATTTATTCTTTCAAAGTGTTTCTTTCTTCCTTCTTTAACCTTAAAAAGTCCCCAACTCATCAAACGTATTTGAGCAAATTCTAATTTTTTAGCATTACCTTCTTTCATTACATCAGCTGTAAACCGAAAGAATGTCTCCACTATTTCCTCTACCTCGGATGTTTTGATAGAATGTTTTTTTGAAACTTCATCAATAAACCGCTTACTCTGTCTAGTTCTCATCTACTGTTCTTGCATAAGAAATTGCATTCTCTTCTTCCAATTCTGCTAAACACTCTGTATATATGAATCCTTCAAAAGGTCCATACACAACAGAAATAGTTCCTTTATTGGGAACTCTTCCTTGTGTCTCACACCTTAAGCAGTTATCTCCTGTGTGTCTCCTGCTCATTATTTTAAATTTAATATAACCATACTATAAGATTCAGAAGGAGTTTTAGGAGTATCAAATATAGGATTTTCCATTAATGTAAGACTAACTTCTTCTGTCTTACCAAATTCACCTGTTCTCTTTAACTCTTCTACATGCTTTCTGTGGTTTTCCCAATCCTTTTCGGTCATCCACTCAGCAGCCATATCACCTACAATACCTTTTACTACTGTTACTTTATACTCTTTCATTATATTACTATTTGTACTATTGTTGTTCTCTCTTTTGTATTGTCTGCGAGTTTAGAATTGTATGCATTAATATCATCTTGAATGTCATATCCTTCATACGCATCAGCATACTGTAATCCTACTTTGATATTATCAATTGTTCCATCAAGTGCTATCGCATGAATAACCTGTGAAGCTTTTGTAATAAGGTTAAGATACCTATCACTATAGACATTATTACCAATAAGACTGCCCGAACGACTATATATATCAGTAACATTAGTAAAATGAATATGCCCGAATATTGCGTAATCCAAAAGTATGCCTTTTGCAGCATATTTTCCAAACACTTGTTGCATTGCTGCTTGACCTTCTTTAATCGTTGTTCCATGAGTTAAAAGTATATTTGAACCATTTACATTAATTACCTGTTCTACAGGATCACCTTCTATAAAGGTAATACCTTTTGCACCTTTAAATAATAATTTAATCATATTAAAGATTAGAAAATCATAATTATCACTCATTGCAATCTCGCTAAGTGAGAAATCTTCATTAATACGAGACTCATTTCCTGAGACAGAAAGCAGAGATAGATTTGCTACTCTGTTTATATCTTGTAAGAAATGATATAGAATCTGAGATGCAATAATAGATGCTTTTGTTCTATTGGTTGCCATGTGCATTTTCTCGTCTAATCTCCTGTCTGAGTTAAGAATATCTCCTGTAAACGCTACGACTATTTCAGTGCAATTGTAGGCTTTAGCCTGTATTCTTATCTTATCAGCATACATCTGCATCCTCTGTGCTGCAACAACGAAGTCAAACTTATTATCAGGCATCTGAACTAGTTCATTTAAATGCAAGTCTGTAACCTGTACAATAAGTACTGTACCTTTGGTTACTGGATGTTCGTATGTGATTGGTTTGTAAGTATCTAAGGTAAGTTGCTCTATTAGAGCTTCGTTGAGAGCTGTAAGCGTATTTTCTATTCGTGCATACTCTCTAAAATGTTTGTTGACGACATTGAGTTCGTCTTTCTTGCGTTGTAATTGTTTTGCTTTCTTCTGTACGTACTCCACTTGGAGTTCTGTATCACTAAACTTAGCTTTTCTTTTAACTTCTATGGAAACTCGTTCATTCCCTTTATTATCCTCACTATACTTTCCTCCAACTACTTCATCTGGATTGATACCTTGTCCGATTGCAATAGCACTCAAAACGTCTGTTTCTACAAAGTTATCTTCTTTTAGATAACTCCACGCCCAACCTCCTGCTTGATTCCTCTTTCCTCTTGCTACTTTACCAATGTGTGATGCATCTATACCTAGTGTTTCTGATGCTTCTGTTAAACTACTAAATGATTCTACATATTCTCCTGTGTCAGGATCATATTTGTGGATTTGTTTTTTAATATTCATCGTATGTTACTGTTAAGTGTAAATTATGTTTATGTAATCTAAATGTATAATCGTAATACGGATGTGTGTACTTCCACTTTTTTAAAATAGAATGAAGGCTAACAGCGAGATCAGCTAACTCATCTTCTGTGCCTT